GTCTGGGTTGTTCTGGAACCGCGTAACTATATCACTACGCTTGTTTACCGAGACCTTGCCGTTGATAATGTCGTTGCTGATACCGTGCTTGTCGAGCGTAGCCTTGAGCAGCTCTATAGTGTGTGTGAAGGGTACGAACACCAACACCTTGTGGCTGGACTCCTCGATCACTTCAAGAACAGCATTCAGGCGGTTGCTAACGTCGAACTCAACGACTTCGCCAGTATCCGTATAGACCGCACCCCCGCTGATCTGGAGTAGTTTGTTAATGTTAGTGGCTGCGTTAACAGCGGTAATGGACTCTCCACCCGCCTGCATAGTCATCTTCTCCTTAAGCAGGCTGTAGTACTTGACTTGCTGCGGGGTAAGCGGCGCTTCGCGCTCTACGTGGGTGACGGGCGGCAGGTCTAGGCACTGACTGCGTTCGAACCGGATAGCGGGCTGGAGTACCTGATGCACCGTATCTTGTGATCCCGGCTTGGCTACCCACTTGAACTGGGTGACCTTGTACATAACTTGGTCGCGGAAAGCGCCGTAGTACTTGGGCGTATTGTCTGGGTTAACCAGTTTGGCTAGGCCGTAGGCATCCAGTGGAGACTGCGCTGCTGGCGTACCAGTAAGCATCCATAACCCCTTAGCTGCGGCGGCTACGTCGCGCAGCACCTTCCAGCGGGTGGTCATAGGGTTCTTGTAGGCGTTGGCTTCGTCCACCACGATCAGGTCGAAACCACCCTTGATGATCTCGTCCTTGACCACGGCAAGCCCGTCGAAGTTAATGACGACGAACTCAGAGCCAGCTGCGATGATCTTCTTGCGCTGCTTGGCATCCCCGTGGGCTACCGAACAACTGCGGTGCATGGCGAACTTGAACAGGTCCTGCTGCCACGCCGACTTCATGATGGACAGGGGGCAGATCACCAGCACACGGTTCACCTTGCCCTGTTTCATCAGATGGTCAGCGGCCCAGATAACGGACGCAGTCTTACCCGTACCCTGCTCGTTGAAGCAAAACGCCTTGCGGCGGCGGGTCAAGAAGTCAGCAGTTTCCTTCTGGTGGGCAAACGGTCTGAACTTACCCGGCCAGTCGTAGTCAGTTAGGATGGTCATTTGAGCGGGAACGACTTTTCGTATTCGTTGGTTAGCACGCCAATCCAGTCTTTAAGTAGGTCAGCCCGTAGAAGCGAAGACCAATTTTCCCAATCTTTAGGAAACCTAACATCGCCCTCGCCTGTTTCGAGACTTGCTACTAGTCTTGGTATTCCAACCGAGTTCATTACTTCTTCCTCTTAGGCTTGTTAGTCTTCACAGTGTGGTCTGAGTTGCGGCTGAACGAACGGTTGGCGCTGGCGCTCTTGACCCGCAGGTTACTGGTCGCGTTGGTGCCGCCCTTGGACAGCGGCTTGGCGTGGTCAATGTCCTTACCGTCACCTTTGTGCACTTTGCCCTTCTTCATCATCTCACGGCGGGCGGCGTTACGGACAGCCCGTTTTTTCTTAACTTTTTCGGTGCCGTCGTACTGTTCGTATTCTTTCTTGTACGGACGGGGTTTGTTTACGTATGGCATCAACGTCTCCTATTATAATGTTCACAACTAGTTACGGGGCACCAGCCGCATAACGGCCCGGTCTTGGCGTTCCAAACCCCCGACTCATGGGCACCAGCTAGGCGCTCCAGTTCATCGCTAAAGACTTCAATATAAGCATCGCGCTTCGCGGCATCGTGGGTCTTCTTGGGAAACGCTTCGCAGACTACATACGCCAGCGCCGACTTAATACGCTTAAGCTGCGGGAAGTGCAGGAACGCAGCGCCCGCTAGCAAGTCCAACTGCATAGTGTCTGCGTACTTGGCGCTCTTGCTGGTCTTGTAGTCCACCAGCCACCCTCTACCACGGTCTACGATAAGCAGGTCGGCAATGCCGCGCCACCACACGTCCTTGTCGAAGAACCCGCAGGGCTCGTAGCCAGCGTCTGTCTTCTTGATACCCAACCTAATCTCCGTGTGCTTTTCGCCGGGGATGTTGTTAAGGGAAGCTACAGTAGGTTCAATGAACTTGAACTTGGCAGGGATCGGCGTACCAAACTTGATATAGTCTTCAGCGGCCTTATGTACTTCCTGTCCGTAGACCGTGGCATCGCTGCCCGAGTCCTTAACGTCCTTGGCTACCTTAAGGTGGTAGTACTTCTTCGGGCACTGGTCGAAGGTCTTGATGCTACTGTAGGACCACGTAATCATGTGTCTAACAACCAATTCCCAACAATAATAATCGCGGCCCAGAAGCCGGAACCGAATAATATCAATATCAAGCAGCCACTAATACCTAGCGGTTGCCCAAGCTCGTCACGCTGTCTTGGGTTTTTGTTCATCTTGTCTGTACCCTAAAACAGCATCCACGAGCCGGGTTCCCCATATACGGACCATAGAAGACCGGGACATCCCACGCTGTGCGCTGTACTGCATGAGTTCAATGCTGTCCTTATGGTGTGCTATATAGCGCTCTTCGTCTAGGCGGCGAGCCCAGTCCTGCATGGACTGCGTATCCTTTACGTCACGATCTCTGCTCGCCTTTTTGTATCTCCGCTCTCTCAGGTCTTTCAAGTAGTTCATGGGCGTATTGCTCTTACTTTGCTTGGTGTTTCAATTCGTTCCCCGGCGGGGTGGTAAGGCCAACCGTGAGATGCTTTAGGTGAGGGATCAGGATACCGCAGAGCCCATACGTTTTCCACATATTGTGTATCCGAACCCGCCATACTCCGCAGGTTGCTTAGTACGTCCCTAGCTGTTTCTAACATCACTATCCTCCTGACATTCGCGTATCACCGCAGCGTAGCCCGCGATATCAACTGCTGAATCCTCGTGACCCGGTGTTTGAACAAGTCTAGCCAGTTTAACGGCTACCATACAGCACGCAACCTGTACCGGGGTGATAGGCATCCCGAGACAAACGGCCCAAAGGGCCGCAATCCTGTCCATGTTCTGGCTCATGGGGCCATACGTCAGCCCCCGTTCCTTGATGACTTGGCTAGCTTTGAGCAGCATGTCCGATCCGATTGTCATTTCACCTTCCCCCGGTACTTTAGCGAACCAGCCTCGTTGTACGCCATACGGCAGTGCTCTTCGCAGTACGGGTACTTCTCTGTTTTCTTCTTGTCACAGTACATAAACCTATCCGTGTAGGGATCACCCAAAGGCCATCGGCAGTCGTTAGCCTTAAGCGCCATAGTGGCGGTGCACACATCACCCATAGGGACAGTCTCGTGCACAATAGGTCTAGGCGGCACTGGCTTAGACCTCGTCGTGGTTTTGCGTGAACCCTTTAGCTTCGGTTCCGCAGCAGGTCGAACAGCCTTAACCTTTTGTATCTTCTGCTTAACCGGTGCCCGCGCTGGTTCCCCCCGGGGCGTTAGCTTCAGCCTGTGGGCCTTACCAATAACTGCGTTCCTAGTCGCTCCAAGCTTGTCGCCAATACGCTGCGCGGTTCGCCCTTCGGCCCAATACCGTTCAAGCAGGGCGATCTTCGCCGGGGTCCAGAACGGGGTCATTTCAGGTTGCCTCCCGACTTCACGATGTCCCCGCCGTACACGTACGTACCCACGTGCTGCAACCGGAGGAACGGGTTGGCGTAAATCTTGCCGCCGTGCTTCCTGAACAGTTCGCAGAAGTGGTAGTCCTCAGACAGCAGAGCGCCGCCAGCGTCGATACTGGTAGCGAAGTACTCATGGATCAGCGGCTTGGCGTACTCACCGTTCTCGTCCTTGAAGGATGCTACGCGGTACGTAGGCACGTGGGGCTTCAGGTGTTCGAATACCCCCCGCTTGATTAGCATGAAGCCAGTACCGGCGTGGCGCACTTCGATCATGCCTTCAGGGTCAGTCTCTGCGTGGCCTGTGCCGATCATGTTGAACACGAAAGACCCAGCGTAGTCGTGCAAGCCTTCTTTGCCATCCTTCGCGGCCTTTTCTATCCGCGCCCAGTCCACTTCCTTCTTGGGGTAGATACCGCAGGCAACGTCCCTGTCAGCGGCAAGTAGAGTAAGTACAGCCTCGGCGGTAAAACCAACGTCTGCGTCGATAAACATAAGGTAGTCGTGGCCGCGCTCCAGAAACGCATTGGTCAGGTCGTTACGCGCCCGGGTAATCAGGCTTTCGTTCATCAGCTGCGCCCAGAACACCTGCACACCCATGTCACGCAGCTTGGACACGGCGGCGAGTAGGCCGCTTACGTAGTGCCCAGTACACATACCGCCGTACATCGGCGTGGCGATCATAATGCTAGGCTTCTTCTCGGGGTCTTTGACGGCTACTTTGATTTCGTCGGTCATTATATTTTTTCCACGTTTTCAAATTTATCTACGTTTATTAAAACTACAGTCTCTACGTCTTTCGGATCACCGCGATCATACCTGCCGCCCGTAGACACCGTGTGTTCAACAGGCAGGGTCACGCACCCTAGAAAATCCGACCACTGAACTAGCAGGATGGGAGTAAAGCCTTTACCGGCCCACTCACCCAGCGAAGTATATTTATCCAGACTGAGCATGTAGGTGCTGTACGCTTTACGTTTGTTATTGCGCGTCTTTACGCGGACAATCGCCCTACCCCGCTTATTACGCGCCAACATGAAGTCCGCATGAGCGTCGAGAGGAAGCCTAACTGCTTCGCACTTAATATGTTTGCACAGCTTGTCCACCGCTACCTGCGCGTTGAGTATGTCTTGTCCGGTTTGGTAGAAAGGACGAGGGCTCGTTGTGGTCACTTTTCTTTCCTTACTATGTACTGGTAACCCATGTGCACGGGCTTCAGTTGCTCCGCGAATATGTTGGTAAAGGCATCAACAGCCAGCTTGGGTCTGTGCAGCACGTCGCGGTTGTCGCCCCACAGGTAGTCATCGAATACCATGACGCCGTTGTCCTTGAGCATCGGCCAAGCTACGCAAGCATCGGTAAGCACGTCAGGCGCGGTATGCGAAGCATCTACATAGATGAAGTCAAACTGCGGCCCACCGGCCAGCTTGGTAATCGCTTCGTAGGAAGTCATCTTGAACTTGAGCACCGCCCGTTCAGGGTACTGCTCACCTAACAGGCGCAGGTTGTGGTCGTAGTTATCTTCGGCGTCTGACATCGCCAGTCCCATTATAAGGTGCTCCTCTGCACCTCCCCACGTATCAACAGAGATAAGTGTGCCGTCGTCTTCGAGCATGTTCTCCACGATCCATGCAGTGCTACGCCCTTCGAACGCGCCCAGTTCCAATAAGCGTTTACGTCCCGGTAGAGAAGGGACCAGTTGTTCCCATATAGCGGGTGACCAGTGGAACCAGTCTTGGGTGAACTTGAAGTCGGTCATGGTTTAGGGGCTTTCTGGTTCGTCATTCCTGTAAACAAATCCGTCTGCTCTGGATTAAGTAGGTGCTTCATTATCTGTTTGTGTATCCCATCGAGTGTTATATTACGGCGGGTGGTCTTTAGCGCGGTAAGTTCCTCCTCGTTCGCATGGGCTATACAATTCTTCTCCTCCATGTCCCATTCACCCCTGATAAACTCCTCAGGGTTGCTCTGCATACGGGCGATAAGTAGTTCGATAGCGGGGTGTAGTTCTTCAGTGTTCATGTGTTGGTTCCTTTAATAATGATACGCATCGCTGTCCCCGTATGTCTTTGCATCGGTTTCATTTTCCACCGCAAAGAACTGGGTCGAGCATTTAAAATCAGGCACCAGTAACGTCTTGGGTGATAGCGATGTGTCTATGATCCGCAGCCTATTGTTCGGGTAGGCGCAGTATTGCCCATTCTCCAGTTCAACGATGTTATTGCTTTTGTGTTCGCTGGGCGTCTCGCTGGTCGAGTAGTCAATGGTATCCGGCGCGGGGTGGTAGTTGTCCAGTGTGCAGACGTAGGTGCCGCGCATAGACCCGCCAGACTTCAGCCTAGCCTCGTATGACATCGAGGCGGTAAACTGTTTGATTACAGACACTACCCCATAATCCATGCAGTTCCAAAATTGCAGATCGGTTAGCGGCAAATCCGGGTCAGGTGTTTTCGGTTCTGCCACGAAAGCCGACAATGGCAGCTTGTCAAACATAGCCCCGTAATGCGGCAGGTACGTCTCGAAATACAAAGCCCGGCCCGGTATGCTCTTGGCGCAGACCCAAACCCCTTTGACAAACTCGCCATGCCCGTCCTCTAAGTCGCGCAA